GACGACTACCAGATGCTCCTGACTATGATCGAGGCCGCGACCGACGAGATTGAGTCCATGGCCGCCCAGGCTTGCCTGAGTGAGCAGCGCCTCGAAACGTACGACTTCTTCCCTGGGCAAGCCGACCCGCGCAACTACTTCCTGGGCCTGAACTACCAATTTCTCGCAACGCCCTGGTGGTGGGTGGGTTTCCCGGTCACCGACGGAATCGAGCTGGTGTACCGCCCCGTCATGGTCCCTTCTGGCTCGCCGCTCACTAACAACCTGGTGGTGACCTACAACGACACGACCGGTGCGAAGCAGACGTTTGACCCGTCCAACTACACCGTGTTCGCCGACAAGATCACACTTAATGTCGGCTGCACGTGGCCACTGACCGATCGTCGCCAAGACTGCGTGCAGATCAGTTACTACGCGGGCTACTCACTCACCGACCCCACCCAGGTGCCCGCCCGCCTCATCATGGCAATTCTCTACCTGGCGAACCACATGTATAACGTGCGCCAGATCATCACCGTCGAACCAACCAGTGAAGTTGGCATGACCCTGTGCCGGATGCTCCGCACCTTCCGCAGCATGAGAATCCCGAGGTAGCCCATGAAGCTCCCGAAGCAACCCTATGGGACTCGGTATCTCGGTTCCACGGATTACAACACGCGGATCACGGTAACTCAACCGAACAACGGCAACGCTGCGGACGGTACACCACTGCCCGAGGTCGCCGTAGCCAACCCTTGGGCCAATGTATCCATGTGGCGCGGTAAGCAGGAGGAAAAGCCCCAAACTTTGAATTCCATCTCCAGCTACAAGATCGTCATCCGATACCCGCAGACCTGGGCAGTGGACACCGGCATGAACATCCTCGCACGCGGCCAGCGTCACAACATCGAAAGCTTCTCCGACCCCGATGGCAACCGGCAGGAGCTTCACATCTGGACATTTGTGGAAAACGATACGGTGAACAAGTAATGGCTATCGAGCAAGGTCTCTTCCAACTCGTGACTCAAAATGCCGGTGTGCAGAGTGCTGTCGGCGTCGATGCCAACGGCATCGCCAAAGCCTTCTGGGTTCTTGCACCCCAAGGCGCGGCCCTACCGTTCCTCATTTTTTCCCGTGTCGGGACCACTGACTTCTATGACATGGCTGGAGCCACTGGCCTGCGCGAAGGGCTGTTTCAGGTCGTATGCTACTCGACCGGCTACTACAGCAGCCGCGCCGTGGCCAACACGATCCGCAAGTTTCTCCAGGACTATGTGGGCACTCTACCCGACACCGACGCAACCGTGGTCAACGCCGTCTTCATTGAGAAGGACTGGGACGATCGGTACGAGGAGGGTTCGAAGGGCTTCATTTACGGTGCCTACCTCCAGTTCCGCGTCTGGTTTTACGACTAATCAACCCCTAAGTAGCAAGTCACGTGAACACGGCAAGGCGAAGACCAGTAAGGCGAAGACAGCTATTTATTCGGATTGAAGACCCTCTGCGGTCCTCTCCAGCGCACCGTCCTGGTGCCAGCGACCTGTCCCCATACATGTGTTTGCCTGCTGTGTTCACGTCTCGCTAGAGGCGATCGGTGAGTGATGCGGTTCACATTGATGGGCTGGCTGAGCTGAGCAACATGCTCACTGAGTTAACGCCAAAAGCTGCTAAGAGATACCTCAGCCGCTGTGCTGAGCCCGCCGCGCAAGTGGTACTCGATGCAATGGCTGAGACGGTTCCGGTCGGCGTCGGAATTCTCGAAGAGGAATTGGGCTGGCAGAAGCATTGGGGCACAGACGGCGACGAGACCACGATGGAGATCGAGATCGGTCCGCTTAAACCGGCCTTCTGGGGCTCTTTGCAGGAGTTCGGGACCGCAACCGAGCCCGCACAGCATTGGTTTGGTCGCGCCTGGATGGGTTGCCGCGATGCATGTCTGAACGTCTTCGTGACAGAGTGCACTGGGTTGTTGATGGATTTGGAGAATAAAAAGTGAGTGACTTACCTAAGGTCTCGGGAATTCTTCCAGTTGGATATGGCGACACCTACTTTCGAGTAGCCGCTGATGCCTTCCTCGCCTCGACTTACGAAGGTGAGCTGGAACTCATCATCCTCGACAACAACGAGGAGCCGATCGAAAGCCAGATCCCGGATGACCCCCGCGTGAAGTATCACCACTGCGACCGCATGCCAGTGGGTGCGCTCCGCAACCTGGGAACCAGCTACGCCACCGGCGACATCTGCATCACGATCGACGAGGACGACTGGAGTCATCCCGAGCGAGTAGGTGAGCAGGTGGGACGTCTGATCGGAACCGGCAAACAGGTGACCGGCTTCCATTCCATCTACTACTACGACGTCACCAACGGGGGCACCTATAAATATTGGTTTGAGCCTAACCGGCCACACGTACCATACGCCTGCGGATCGAGCCAGTGCTACAAGCGGTCCTGGTGGGAGTACCACAAGTTTCCCGAAACCGGGATCGAAGATTATGCATTCCAGGGCGAGGCGCTCGCTGCCCACGAGCTGGACAGCATAGACGGTGCCGAGCTGCTGGTAGCCCGAGCACACGACAGCAGTGTATGCCACCCGACGCAGCTCGGCACCCACAGACAGTTTCCAGTAGTTCCGAAGGAAGAGTTACCCACCCAGTTCTACACAGCGATCGCTCCTAAGGCCGCTGTTAAACCGCAACCCAAGAAGAAAAACAGTAAGGCCGCAGGAGACCCACCATGTCCACTCCCACCACCGGCATAGGCGACAGCTTCGAGTTCGCCTCCGCCCTCTCGCCCACCACCTTCACCACCCTTGCGGGTGTTGACTCCTTCGCAATCTCCGGCGACAAGGTCGCCACCGAGAAGACCACCACCATGGCAACGGTCAATGGTGTGGACACCTTCATCGGCTCCACCCAGGACCCCGGCACGATCGACGTGAAGGCGTTCTTCCTTCCCGGCGACACGACTCAGGTCGCACTGGAAGGCATTCGCCTGGCCGGTGCCCCGGTAGCAATGAAAGGTCTATACGGCACGTCCAACAGCGTTGCCTTCTCGGGCATCGTTGAGTCGATGACACCGAGCTTCCCGCTCGAAAAGCCCGCGCGTCTTGACATCAAGATCAAGATTTCCGGCCCCAAGGTGTACGTCTAAGCCACCCCGGACATGGTGGGGGCGCGAGCCCCCACCTGCATGCCCCGAACTCGTCTCAAGGAGACCGTCATGGTCATTGAAGTCGTTGTCGCTGTGTCTCTCGTCGCTGGATTCGCCCTGGGCTACTACGCTGCTAAGCGTGGTCTGGTTGCCGTCAAGGCCGAGTTTGACTTGGTCATCACAAAAGCGGAGCGCATGGGCAAGACTGAGATCGCCTCAGCGTTCCGCATGCTGAAAGCCAAACTGTAAAGGGAACCCCATGAATGCTGAACCGATTAAGATGCGCGTCACTTCACACTTCACCCTGGTGCTAGATGCAGAGGACGGCACAGAGCCGAAGACGTGGAAGCTCGCCTACACCTACAAGGCCATCGCCAAGGTGGAGGAGGCCATCGGCAAGGACATCAAGAAGATCGCCGACTGGCAGAGCCTATCCTCCGGCAAAGAATTCCCTGTAATCGTGTGGGGAGGCCTCGATAGGTTCAACCCAGAAGTGACTCTCGATGAGGTGCGCGACATCCTCAACCCCGAGTGCCAGCGCCTGCTCTCCGACGCCATTTTCGAGTTGATGTTCCCGGGCGTGCGGGAGGCGTACGAAAAGCATCTCGCAGAGATCGAGGCTGAGGCTAAGGCCAAGGATGCGGGTGCAACCGCTGACCCAAACGTATCAGCGGTCCCGACGACCGCATAGAACAAGCCCCGGAGACATGGGGCGAACTGTGGGCCTGGGCACGCTACGACTTCCGGCTCACCTGGGAAGAGTTCGAGGAGCTTACACCCGGTGAGTTTCACGAGTTGGCTAAGCGTAGAAATATTGCGATCCGCTACGACCGCTACTCCAACGCCTTGACCGCCGCCGCTGTGTACAACGTTCACCGTGGCAGCGTAGACGATGCAGTCACGACCGCGTTTGATTTTGTTCGGCCCGAGGATGAGGCACTCAAGTTGGAGAAGGTGAGAGAGGCCCATCGCCACATTAAGAAGGTAATCGGCGGACTACCTATGATGACTCCTCGCCCGAAGCTACTCGACGTCCGACGTAGGGCCATTGTCGATTTGAAGGCCAGTGGCTATGAAGATCCTGAGGCGATGTTTAACGAAGTCTGGCCACACCTGAAACCGACCGAAGAAGAGAGCAAATCACATGAGTGAAGTCGGTGCACTGATCGTCAAGTTGCAAGCTGAGACGGCTCAGTTCCGCGAGGACATGGGCAAGGTTAAGGGCGATCTCGACGACCTCAAGGGTGGTGCTGACTCCGCTGGCGAAGGCATCAACGTGTCGATGACGAAGGCGCGTGGTGGACTGATGCTTGTTGAAGAGTCAGTCGGCGTTCGACTCCCGCGTCACCTTAACTCACTCATCGCGGGAATCCCCGGGGTAGGTGCTGCCTTCCAGGCGATGCTCCCCATCGCTGGCGTGCTTGTAGCCATTGAGATTATCAGCAAGCTGATTGAGAAGCACAAGGCCGCTGAAGAGTCCATGCACAAGCTGGCCGAGGCTTCCGCTGACGCCTCCATCAAGGGTGTGATCGGCTTCACCAACCTTAGCGACAAGCTCATTGCGGCACAGGATAAAGCCGACGAACTCGCGGGCGACCACCTTGGTGCATTGCGCGGGCAGTTGGAACTCCTGGACCATGCCTCGTTGAAGGATTTGATCCAGTCGTTGCAGGAAGTAACAACCGAAGCGGACAAGACGTTCGGGGTAATGTTCCAGAACGCAAAGGCCTGGTACGACATCTTCGGTCAGCAGACCACCCTCATCAGCGGTGCCAAGAGCGCGTGGGATGGCTACAGCCAAACTCAGAGGCAGTTCTACGCCGACCAACTGGCGGCTGAGGCCAAGGTAAAAGCGGCCACCAACCCAGCGGATAAAATCGCTGCCGAGAAGGCACTCGCCAGTGTTAAAGCCGCAGCCGCCCAAAACACCATTGGCACGATTGACGCCGCCAACAAGAATCTCGCGGCGCAGAACACCATCCTTAAGCACATAAACGACTCCTACCTGGAGCAGGGTGCCGATGCCAAGGAGATAGGTGCCGCCTGGGATACCGTCGGTGGCAAGCGGGTCATTGTTGACCAGAACTCCATTGCTGCCCAGCAGCAGCTCATCACACATCTCAACCAGCGGAAGGATGTTGTATCAGCTATCGCGGCCATCGAGGCTCAAGAAGGAAAGAACGCAAAGACAGAGGACGGGAAGAAGGACGCCTCCGCCGCCAAGGAGAAGGCCGCTAAAGCAGCCCACGCGTTAGCCGAGGCCGACCGGCAGGAAGCCGCCCTACAGAAGGCCGCCGCAACCGGTGTGGAGCAGCACTCTCAGGCTCTCATCAAACTAGCCCGTAGCACGGCTGAAGCCGCAGCCGCAGCGACTAAGGGTGGGGAAGACGATGGCGGCGGTGACAAACTCGCTGACCAGAAGAAACTGATCGAGCAGGAGCGAGACTTCGACATTCAGGCTGCACAGGCGGCTCTGGCAGCAAAGAAGGTTGCTTACGACTCTGACATCAAGGAGGCCAGTCTCACCGCAAAACAGAAGGAGACGCTGACGCAGGACTGGAAGAACGACCAGCAGCGCACGGCGGATGAGATTGTTCAGTTCAACGCGGACGCCAATAAGCAGATCGTAGCCGCCGACCGCGCCGCCGACAACGAGCGTGCTGCTTCTGACAAGGCACTCGTGGCGAAGGAAATCTCAGAGCAACTGTCCCTCGCTGAGTTCACTGCCCAGATCGGCCTTAAGGCTGATGAGCAGGCTGCCAAGAATAAACTGGCCCTCCACCAAGCAACTGCTCAGCAGACGCTGAAGGCGGATATTGCCGCGTCTCAGGCTGCTACCAATGCGGAGGTCACCGCACTCCAGGCCCAACTCAAGGCTCTGGATACGCACGACAAAAAGTACCTCGAAGCGGTGGTGAAGTTCAATGCAGATGTGACGAAAGCTGAGCAAAAGGGTGCTGCGGATGTCACCGCTCTACGGGCTGCCGCTGAGCAGAAGCAGTTGATGGACACCCAGAATTCCGAGAACAAGATGAAGGAGGCGATTTCCAGCGACATCGCCAACTCCATCGTGATGAACAAGAGCTTGGCAGCATCCTTCCGCCAGACCGGAGAGCAGATGGCTGAGCAGATGATTAAAAATCTCCTGATGATGGAGCTGACCGGGGACAAGGAGAAGCTGATTAACGCCAAGGCTGCTTACGGTCGGGCGTTCAAAGCTATGGCTGGCATACCCCCGGCCCCGATGTGGGGGTACGCAGCCGGTGCAGCAGCCTTTGCATCGGTCATGTCCTTCGAGGTCGGCGGCAAGATCCCGGGCGAAGGCGCGGTGCCGATCGTTGGGCACGGTGGCGAGACCGTCGTTACCAAGGCGCTCACCGACCGAGTTGAGTCATCCGAGCACGGGGGTTCAAAAGGTGGCGGGATGCCAAGCATCAACTACGCCCCCCAGATTCATGCGGTCGATGCCACCGGCGTGGACGCCATGCTTTCCAAGCACGCTTCCGTTTTCCAGCGCCACATCACCGCTGCCGTGCGGCGCATGAACAAATGAACTTCCAAACGTAGTTAGTAGAGGACGAAGTAAATGTCGTTTCCGATTATGCCAACCATGCCGATTAGCATGGCATCCGGGATTCACAAGTCACCGAACTTCAACACCGTTCGGCAGAAGGGCGCTGCCGGTGTCAACGCTGCCATCGCGCTGAAGCCATACCCAACCTGGGACTTCGAGTGGAGCATGGATCACGTCACCGGCCACGAGCACACAGCGGCCTCAGTGGTGGCCCAGTTCCTCGGGATGTTCATGGCTACAGCAGGTGGTGCCGGTTTGTGGCTTTTCACAGATCCCCAAGACAACACCGTGACGAGTGCCCAGTTCGGCACCGGCACGGGCTCGGCCACCAAGTTCCAACTCAGCCGCAACATCTGCGGCTACCCAGACATCGTGCAGAATCTGAACGGCACACCCAACATTTATGTGAGTGGAACCCTGACCGCCCCGGCCTCGATCTCTGCAACGGGTGTGGTCACGTTCACGACGGCCCCAGCCAGCGGTGCAGTGCTCACCTGGTCGGGGAGCTTTATGTATGCGGTTCGCTTCTCCGAGGACACTCTCGATGCAGTTCGGGAGTTCACCATCAACAACGGACTCGACCACTGGACATTTTCGGGCATTAAATTTTCGTCAGAATTTCTACCCACGTCCACCTACGGAATTATCGCTGCACCAGGAGGCGTGTAGATGAAGCGCCTTATGCCCTCCGGTCTCATCGCCTTCCTGATGGCCAACCCAAACTGCGTACGCGCGGACATCTTCACGATCGCTCTGCCGAACGGCGAGTACCTGTTGGCTACAGACGGCCAGTTTGACATCACCGTGCCCTCGGGCACCCCGGGATGGCTCAACGCCACCACGACATTCTCCTCCTCGCTGTGGGGCAACTGGAGCCGGGGAGCCATCACCTCCGACGCCAGCTTCGATCTGCACTCGAACACGATGGATTTGAATTGTGTTCCGCAGGTGGGCACTACCTACCCAGGTGCACCCACGGGCATCTTGAACGCCGCGTTGAACGGGCTGTTCGATGCCTGCCAGATCATCGTGCAGACGGTCTACATGCCCTTCGGCGAGTATGGCAACGTGAGCAACGGCGTTGAGACCAAGTTCATGGGGCAGGTCACAAAGATAAACTCCATCAGCCGCAACAAGGTTGTCTTCGAGTGTGCCGACTATCTCTATCTGCTCAACGTAAAAGTTCCGACCCGCATCATCCAGGCCAACTGCCCCTGGGGATTCGCGGATGCCAACTGCAACTTAGCTGCATCGAGCTACACCACTAACTTCACCGCCGCCAGCGGAACCACAGCTTGGACGATGATTCCCACCACCGCGTTCAGCCAGGCAGCCGGTTACTTCACCCAGGGCGTGGTCAAATGCCTGACCGGTGCAAACATCGGTCTTAGCCAGTGTGTGAAGCTGCACGCCGCTGGCAACCTACAAGTCATGTACCCATGGCTGTTCACGCCTGCTCCTGGAGATACCTTCTCCGTCATCGCAGGCTGCGACAAATCGGTTACCACCTGCACCCAGAAGTTTGCCAACCTTGTCCATTTCGGCGGAATGCCGTTCGTACCACCACCCCAGAGCGCGGTGTAACTATGCTGACCATCGAACAACGCGAAGCCGTAGTAGCCGAGGCACTCACATGGATAGGAACTCCCTACCGTGGCTGGTCCTGTGTCAAGGGTGCCGGGGTGGACTGCGGCCAGTTGCTTTACGGCGTCTTCCACAACTGCAACCTCATCCCCGAGATCCCTGACCTACCCAAGGACTACCCGCTCTTCATCGGTCTCCACAGAGCAAGCACCGAATATGTGGACCTGGTGCTCAAGTTCTTCCGCGAGATCCCGGAGTCTGAAGTGCTCCCTGGTGACCTGGTGGTCTGGAGGCTCACAGGAAGTAAGTCGTACTGCCACGGAGCCATTATCAAGTCCTGGCCGGACTACTACATTCATGCCTACGGCGACTCGGTTAAAGCCGGTAGCGCCCGGACACGGTTGCGGTTCCTGAAATCCGAGAAGCTCTTCTTAACGCTGAAAGACGTGGCTGAATAATGGGAAACATCTTTAGTTCGGGTAACAGCGCCACGCCGGAAAAACTCTTCGGAGTCAAGATCAACACGTCAGACTTGGGCAAGCCCCTTACGGTCATCATGGGCACTGCTAAGACAAACCAGCTCATCTTCTGGATCGATGGATTCACCGCGTCTCCCATCTCCAGTGGCAAGAAGGGTGGCGGAGGCGGCAAAGGTGGTGGCAAGGGTAACGGTGAAAACCTGTACTCCGCCAACGTAGTGGCTGCCCTTTGTGCAGGCCCCATCGCCGGTATCGGTGATTGTTGGTCGGGCCAGTCATGGCTGGGTTCACCCAAGGCGGCTGAGGCCTACACCATCGCCGGGCCTTCATACACCTACACACCGATCAACGCCGCCGCGCTCACCAACAATTATGGGGTGTCCCCGGTATCGACCTACACCGGTTCCTACAACGACTACTCAGCGCCGGGTGCCACACTGGTCGGCAACGCAACGGGCAGCCCACTACAGCAGATGATATATGTGCTTGGACAAGTCCTCGCCGCCGGACAATACTCGATCAACCCATCCACCGGAGCCTACTACTTCTCTTCCGCTGACGTGGGCAAGACCGTGACCGTCGCCTACGGGTTCCTCCTCACCACCATCAACCAGCAGGAGACAGACCTCGTACCATCTGGGCGCACCATATATGTTGGCGGCAGCTATGCCTTCAATGCCGACCTCGGTGTGGTCTACGGTGGAACAGGCTCCAACGCGGGCAATGCATTCACTCGCGTGAATGGCACACCCTCTGTCGCCGGAACCTACTCGGTCACAGGGTCAGCCCCCGCCGCCTATCACTTTGCATCGGCTGACATTGGTGCTGAGTTCATCGTCACCTTCCAGATCAACAACCCCAACGCGGTGGGGCAGAACGAGTCCACCATGCTGGACTTCACCCTCGCCGAGGGATACATCGGCCAGGCTCCATTTTCCTTCTTGTCGGGCAGCTACCCCGGCGCAGCCCTCGGTTACAGTGGCGCGGCCATCCTGCTGTTCGAGCCCATGGATTTTGGCATGGGCGGAGAGCCCCAGCAGAACAGCTTCGAAGTCATCACACCCGACAGGATGGGCGGCGTATATGCCAATGGCACACCCATACTCGACTGCAACGTGGTCCACTGCATGCTCCGTGTGCTTACCGACACACAATGGGGTCTCGGTGTAGGTGCTCAGCCATTCCCCCCGGGATTTATTGACAACGGACCTGGCGGAACATGGGGCACCCCCGGAACTCCTTCCGTGCAGAGTGTGGGTGCCACGGCGTGGAACTGGTTCGCGGCTAACAACTTCTTCATCTCCCCGGTGCTCGACTCACAAGACTCCGCCGACTCTTCCATGAGCAAGTGGCTGGAAGCGGGCATGTGTGCTGCTTTCGTGAGTGAAGGCCTGCTCAAACTTGTGCCCTACGGCGACACCACCACAGCAGCGAACGGCTGCACATGGACCGCCCCGTCTACCTTCGTCGTGGCCCTGGACGACACCTGCTTCATCGCGAAGGAAGGCGAGGACCCGGTACCTATCAAGCGCAGCGCGTGGCAGGATGCGTGCAACGAGGTGCAGGTCCAATGGCAAAACCGGAACAACCAGTATGCCAATGAGATCACGGCTGAGAGCGATCAGAGTCTAATTAATCGCTTTGGGTCACGGATCGAAGATCCTCAAGACTGGAACTTCATTCACACGTTGGCCGCCGCGACTTTTGCCGCGAACATGAGACTCAAGCATGGCACGTACATCCGCAACACGTACGAGTTCGTGCTGCCCTTCACCTACTCCTACCTGGAGCCCATGGACCTCACGACCATCACCACTTCATCGGTGTGGGCGCAGGGACTCAACAACACCAACCTTGGCGTGGTCAACCTCCCCATCCGCATCACCAAGATCGTCGATGATCCGATCGAGGGTCTAAAAATCGAGGCTGAGGACTACCCGTATGGCGTGGGACAGCCCACCATCTTCAACAAGGGCCTGAGCTCGGCGGAGGTTATCTCGGACCCGTTGGCTTCGCCGGGCACGTCTGAGGTTGTCATGTTTGAGGCCACTGGCCGCCTGACCGGCTATGCTGGCAACCAGCTCTGGATCGGTGCATGCGGAACCGGCGATAACTACGGCTCAACCAACGTCTGGGTGTCGCAGGATGGCGTCAACTACGTCAATGTCACCCCTGGCGGTCTCGGCCAGCCTGCGGTGCTTGGTGAGCTGGTCTCCACCTTCGCATCGGGCAGTGACCCGGACACAGTGAACTCCCTGTCTGTGCAGCTCGCCGAGAACTGTGCCGCGCTGGCCTCGGGAACTACCTCCGCCGCTGACAACGACACTATGCTCGCCTACGTCGATGGCGAGGTCATCAGCTACTCAGCGGCAGCGGTCACCGGCCAGAACACCTACACGCTGAGTGGCTACATCCGGCGCGGTCAACTGGGCACCCCGATCAGTTCTCACGCTGCTGGCTCTCTATTCCTGCGGCTGGATGGAAGCATTTTTAAATACACCTACGACCCGCTCTGGCAGGGGAAGACCATCTACCTCAAGTTCCAGGCCGTGAACAGCTTTGGCAACAACCCTCAGCCGCTCTCCAACCTGTCGGCAGTGTCGTTCACGATTGGCAGCACGAACTCCGGCGCAGTCGATGCGGCCACCGGGCTGTTGATGACGGGAACTCCGGCGCACTCGGTTAGCACGATCGACGGCACCGTGAACGTGTTACAAGGTTCATCGGGTCTCAACAACATCCCCCCGGGCTACGCGTTGGTGAACAACACAGGCGCGGCGGCACCACCCGCGTGGGTGCCCATCACTTCCGTACCTGGGGTCGGTGGCGGCGGCTTCACGGTCAGGAACATCTCGGCGAACTGGAGTCCGGCGGTGGGTGACTGCGATCTGGTGAACACAGCAAGCGGCAACCTGACCGCAACCTTCCCCCCGGCGGCGTCGAACGTGAACGGTGAGATCGTGGTGTGCAAGATTTCCGCCGACGCCCACACCATCACCATCGCGGGCAGTGGCAGCGACACGATCAGAAACGGGACCAGCCTCACCATCACGTATCAGTATTCGTCCTGCACGTTCGTCTCCAACGGTGTGGACGGCTGGGACTTGATATGACGAACGGACTTTCGCACGTATAGGTAGAGAGAGAAAATTATGGTTCTAGTTAATATTTCCGGTGTGCCCTCAGCAGTTCCAGTTCCAACAGGCGACGGCGCGTTCACGGGTGCTACTGGCCCAACGGGGCCTGCCGGGCCTATGGGACCAATGGGGTACCCCGGATACGTCGGAACCCCTGGTCCAACAGGTCCCACGGGTCCGGGGGTAGGCGCAACTGGCACAACAGGTCCAACCGGCCCCGCTGGCCCCACTGGTACGGCTTCAACCGTCCCCGGACCAACTGGGCCGATCGGTCTCACAGGTCCAACAGGAGCCACGGGAGCAACCGGCGCTACTGGTCCAACTGGTTCTGGCGGTGGCGGTGGCGGCATTGGGCTCCTAAACACTCGGGTCCTTACCCCAGGTTCAGGGGCGGTGTATACACCGACGACGGGCACCACCTCCATCTTGGTGGAGCTGATCGGTGCGGGCGGCGGAGGAGGCGGCGTGACCACGCTATCCTCCACCGGTGCTTATGCTGCTGGCGGAGGAGCGGGCTCACGCGTTCTATACTCTTTCCCCGGAATCACGTCTGGTCAGGTCGGAACGTACACTGTCAGCAGCGCGGGCGGCGCGGGCGGCGCGACCGACGGCAGCGGCGGCGCGGGCGGGGCCTCGACAACCTTCATTTGGAATAGCGGCACTACGGTCACTGCTACTGGTGGTGGTGGTGGTGCGGGGCAGTATGCTGGATCGTCCGTATCGTTTCCAGCGGGCGGCGCGGGCGGCGCAGGATCAAACGGCACCGTGAATGGTACAGGCGCACCGGGCGAATGCGGCGTGCGTCTTTCGGCCTCGGCAGGCCACGGAGGCAATGGCGGATCTACATCCCTTGGTGAGGGCGGCTTGGGCGGAAGCGGCTCGACTTATACCTCCGGCGGCGCAGCCACAGGATATGGCGCGGGCGGCGGAGGTGCAGCTCAGGCCAGCAACAGCGGCGCATATGCGGGTGGAGCTGGTGCACCCGGAGTCATTATTGTTTATGAGTACGCAGCAGGTGCAGCGGGTGCCACCGGTGCGACAGGAGCTACGGGAGCGACCGGATTGACCGGAGCCACTGGTACGGCTGGGGCTACTGGAGCAACAGGGGCGACTGGCGCTGCAAGTACCGTCCCGGGACCGACGGGAGCCGCAAGTACAGTTCCCGGGCCAACAGGTTCTATTGGATTGACCGGACCTACCGGAGCCACCGGCCCCGTGGGCATGACATGGCGCGGAGTTTGGAACAGCAGCACGAGTTATGTAGTGAATGATACCGTCTCCGCCGGAGGCTCTACCTGGATTGCAACCGCACCGAGCACGAGTCAGTATCCGCAGACCGGAGCTTATTGGAGTCTGGTTGCGCCTGCGGGTGCTACGGGTGCAACTGGTTCTACAGGTGCGACCGGCCCCGTGGGCATGACATGGCGCGGCGCATATGCTAACGGCCCCACCTATTCGGTGGATGACGGAGTCAGCTATGAAGGCTCCTCCTGGATTTGCACCGAGTCCAATTCAAACCAGCCTCCCAGCGGTACCGGCCCATACTGGGCGCTGCTCGCGCAGGAGGGTTGGGCAGGTGGAACAGGTCCCACCGGCCCGACCGGAGCTACCGGTGCAACAGGAGCGACGGGTGCAACCGGAGCGACCGGAGCGGCTGCCGCAGGCATAGTCTGGACCGGCACGTGGAGTGTGTCCACCGCCTACGTGGCTAACGACGCGGTCTACTACGGAGGCTCCTCCTGGCTTTGCACCATCGGCAACACATACCAGACCCCCACCGTGTCCAGCAGCTACTGGACGGAGATCGCGTCGATGGGGCCGACTGGACTGACAGGGCCCACGGGTCCAACAGGTGCCACGGGAGCTACAGGTGCGAACTCAACCGTTCCCGGGCCAACGGGTGCCACGGGCACCGCATGGATACCCGTCTACATAGGTAACTGGTCAGGCACCACCGCTTACGCGGTCAACAACATCGTCACCGACGGCACCTACGGCCTCTATATCGCTTTGAGCGCTAACACCGGGGTCCCACCGTGGGACAATCCTGCTACTTGGCAGCCCGTTGCGGAGACCGTGACCGGAGCCACCGGACCAGCAGGACCTACAGGTTCAACCGGGGCGGCATCAACCGTTCCCGGCCCAACGGGAGTAACGGGTCCGGCGGGACCGACGGGAGCCACCGGGGCTGCTTCAACGGTACCTGGACCAACGGGATCCATCGGCCTCACCGGACCAACGGGTCCAACTGGTGCCACCGGCGCAGCCTCGACAGTCCCTGGTCCAACGGGTGCGACCGGCACGATCGGAATCACGGGGGCGACCGGCCCCACCGGAGCCACGGGGGCTCAGGGTATTCAAGGTGTGACTGGCCCGACTGGAGCCACCGGTGTTGGGGGAGCCACCGGACCAACTGGCTCTGCTTCAACCGTTCCTGGACCTACGGGTGTAACTGGCCCAACCGGACCGACCGGCCCTACAGGTGCGACTGGTGCTTCCTCAACCGTTCCTGGACCAACAGGGGCGACCGGAGTAGCAGGCGCGGGGCTAACCTGGGATGGTCCGTGGGTTTCTACCACAGCGTATCCGTTGAACTATGCGGTTTACTACGGTGGATCAACATGGGTCGCGTTCAATGCGAACACGAATCAAGCACCTTACGTTGGAAGTACCTACTGGTCCTTGCTTGCCGTGGCGGGATCAACTGGAGCCACAGGTCCAACGGGTGCTGCATCAACGGTTCCTGGTCCAACTGGACCGACTGGTGCAACAGGAGCAACAGGTGCAGCCTCGACGGTCCCGGGTCCTACCGGCACCGCTGGTGCAAGCGGCCTCGGATATGTGCGGGGCCAGTGGTACACCGCGACAAGTTATGCCGTGAGCGATAGTGTCCTGTACTCTGGGTCAACCTACATCTGCCTAATCGCTACCAGCAGCATAAATCCCACCAACGGTACCTACTGGCAGGTGGTAGCCCTCGGCACAGCCGGTGCCACCGGTGCAACCGGTCCCACCGGCGCAACGGGTGCCGGAGCTACGGGAGCTACAGGAGCAGCAAGCACCGTACCAGGACCAACGGGACCAACTGGATCAACCGGCCCAACAGGTGCAACCGGCCCCGCAGGTGCGGTCTGGACAGGTGCCTATGAGTCCTACACCAACTATCAGCTTAACCAGCTAGTGAGTTACTTGGGGGCGACCTACATCTGCATCGGGTTCAACGTCAACAACATCCTGCCGACGAATGCGACGTATTGGACTCTGGTATCTACCGCTGGTGCCACCGGCGCAACAGGTGCCACGGGAGCTACAGGTGCCACCGGCGCTACGGGG